ATAGAAGATGCCGATTATAACGCCGCACGCGCACGCAAAATGGAAGCAGACGCGCAGATGGCCGAACTGGAACTGTTACAAGCCAAAGGCAAGCTGGTGCCTGCGGAAGATGTTGCCGGTGCGTGGGTTGACGTGTTAGCCGCTATGAAAGCGCGTTTGATGGCACTGCCATCTGTATGTGCGCCGATCTGTGCAACCGAAACCGAATTGGCCACTATTCAAAGCATTCTGGAAAATCAAATCAGGGAAGCACTTGATGAATTATCAGCTTACCAACCACACGAACACGCTGGACGCACAAGCGTCACTGCAAGCGGTGATAGTGTCAGCGATGCAAACGCTGAAACCGCCGCCAAAGTTAAGCGTGGCAAAGTGGGCCGACCGCGAAAGGCGACTGTCATCGGAGGCTAGTGCCGCCGCAGGTCGTTGGGTGACATCACGCGCCGAATATCAGCGCGGCATTATGGATGCCATCAGCGATCCGCGTCTGCGTGACATTGTGGTAATGGCTGGCGCACAGGTCGGCAAAACCGAAATGCTGTTGAACGTCATTGGTTTCCACATCCATCACGACCCGTCACCGATCCTGTTGGTACAGCCAACGCTTGAAATGGCACAAGCATTCAGCAAAGACCGGCTGGCACCAATGTTGCGCGATACGCCAGCACTTAAAGGCAGTGTCAAAGATCCGCGATCACGCGATGCAAACAACACGACAACGCACAAGGTATTTACCGGCGGTCATATTAGTCTGGTCGGGTCGAATAGTGCGGCTGGTCTGGCTAGTAGGCCGATCCGCGTGGTTTTGTGTGATGAAGTTGACCGCTACCCGCCATCTGCCGGTTCTGAGGGTTCACCGATCCTATTGGCCAGAAAACGGTCGGCTACATTTCACAACCGCAAAATGGTTATGGTCAGCACGCCGACCAATAAAGGCGCATCGATGATCGAAAGCCAGTATGAAGAAAGCGACAAGCGGCAGTATTTCGTGCCTTGTGAGGATTGCGGCACAGTGCAGACGCTGAAATGGTCGAACGTCAAATGGGACAAAGACAAGCCAGAAACGGCCTATTATGCCTGCGATAGCTGTGGATCGGTCTGGGATGATGCAAAGCGCAACAGATCGGTGCGAAAAGGTGAATGGGTGGCTACCGCTGATTTCACTGGCGTGGCTGGTTTCCACATTAACGGGCTTTATTCGCCTTGGACGACACTGGCAGATGCAGTGCGCGATTTCCTAATAGCTAAAAAAGCACCGGACACGTTGCGCGTGTTTGTGAATACCTTTTTGGCCGAAACGTGGGAAGATGCTGGTGAAACCATAAATAACATCGATTTCAGAGAACGCGAGGAAGAATGGGGCGAACGTATATCTGATGATATTGTCGTCATAACGGCTGGCATCGATGTGCAAGATGATCGAATTGAGCTTGAACTGGTCGGTTGGATGCGTGACGAGGAAAGTTACAGCCTTGCCTACAAAACGCTGTATGGCGACCCGTCAACGCCGCATCTGTGGAATGATCTCGATAACATCTTGAAAGCCAGCTATACGACTGAAAGCGGTCGTCAGCTTGGTATCCGCGCCGCGTGCGTTGACAGTGGCGGCCACTATACGCAAGCCGTCTACAACTTTGTCAGACCGCGTGAAGGCAGACGCATATTTGCCATCAAGGGTATGGCCGGTGAACAGCGACCGCTTGTTGGCAGACCGTCAAAAAACAACATTGGCAAGATAAAGCTATTCACTGTCGGAACATTTCCGATCAAGGAATTGATTTTCTCGCGTTTAAAGGTACAATCGGAAGGTGCGGGCTATTGTCATTTTCCGGCGGGGCGTTCTGACGAATACTATCAGCAACTAGCTAATAGTGAAAAAATCGTCACAAAATATCAAAAGGGCTTCCCACGCCGCGAATTTGTAAAGACAAGAACACGCAATGAAGCACTTGACTGCCGCGTTTACGCTTATGCCGCGTTGTGCATCTTGTCGCTGAATATTAACGCTGTTGCAGACAGGGTGGTAAATGCGCCGGAACCAGAAACAGAACCGCAACCGCAACAGCCTAACCCATTGGCCCGCCGCCCACGGCAAGGCGGCTTTGTCAATTCGTGGCGGTAAATAATGGCAAATAGATTTGATATAGATCAGGCACCAGACGGGGAACAGCCAGAAACAATCGTCATTGGTGATTATCTTTTATGGAAGCGCACCGATCTGGTGCAGGACTATCCACTAGCAGATTATTCAATGGAATATGTCGCACGCATCACTGGCGGCGGCAGTACAGAAATCAAAGTTGCGGCAACCGAACAAGATGGCACCTATGTGTTCGAAGTTGATAGCGCAACGTCAGCCAATTATGTTGCTGGCTTTTATCATTGGCAATTAGAGGTAACACAGACCGCTACAGGCAACCGCGTTGTCATTGAGCGTGGCACTTTTACGGCTGTGGTCGATCTGGATGTAAATAATACAGATCCACGCACGCACGCCGAAATAATGATCACAAAGATAGAAAGCATCTTGCAGGGCAAGGCTGATGCTGACGTGGCCAGCTATAGCATCAATGGCCGGTCGCTTACCAAGATGTCATTTGACGATCTGATCAATGCGCGTGATTTTTACCGTAAAGAATACGCCAAAGAACGTGCAAAAGAGCGTGCAGACGCCGGTGAAACTACTGGCCAAACTGTGCTAGTGAGGTTTTAACAATGGGCGTTTTTGATTTCTTCAAACCGAAACCAAAAGCACGCAAGATGGCGCGTGCCTATCACGGGGCCGATACCGGCAGACTGTTTAGCGATTTTATAAGCAGTAGCCGGTCAGCCGACAGTGAAATTAAGCCATCACTGCGTATCCTGCGCGACAGATGCCGCGAAATCAGCCGCAACCATCCATATGCCAAACGCTATCTGCAAATAATGACCACGAACGTGGTCGGGCCTAATGGTGTGCGGATACAAGTGCGTAAACGCAACGATGATGGATCGCTGGATAGCGTAGGCAACCGGATCATCGAACAGGCGTGGCAACAATGGGGTCGCACCGGCTTTTGCACAGTTGATGGCCGTATATCGTGGTCACAAGCACAGCGATTGTTTTTGGAAACGCTTGCACGCGATGGTGAAGTGCTTATTCAGAAAATCAAGAACCCTGCTGGCAATCCATTTGGCTTTTCGCTCAAATTTCTGGAAGCTGATTATCTTGATGAAGGCTATGACGCGCGGCTGAACAATGGCAATGAAGTGCGGATGGGTGTGGAATTAGACAAGCGCACCGGCAAGCCGCTGAACTATTATTTATTTGAAGATCACCCGCACCACGATCAGGGCTATGGATCAAAGACAAAGCGGCACCATAAGATCGTGCCTGCCGACCAAATCATTCATTGCTATATACAAGAACGCGCCGGACAAACACGCGGCACGCCTTGGATGTCAAACGTACTATCACGGCTAAAAATGCTGGATGGTTACGAAGAAGCCACGCTTGTAAATGCGCGGGTAGCCGCGTCAAAGATGGGCTTTTTCACAAGCCCCGAAGGTGATGGCTTTATTGGCGATGATTACGATAATCACGCACCGATACTAGACGCCAGCCCGGGTACATTTTCACAGTTGCCAGTCGGAATGGATTTTAAAGCATTCGACCCGTCATCTGGCACTGAGAGTTTCGATGAATTTGAAAAAGCGATTTTGCGCGGCATAGCGTCGGGGTTGGGCGTTAGCTATGTGTCATTGGCAAACAATCTGGAAGGTGTCAGCTATTCATCGATCCGGCAAGGCACCATCGAAGATCGTGACCATTTTAAGATGATCCAGCAGTTTATGATCGATCAGTTTGTTGATCCGATTTACCGCGCTTGGCTAGAAATGGCCATCACAGTTGGCCGGATCAATCTGCCTATGGGTAAATATGATCTATTTGCTGATCAAGTGATTTACCGGCCACGCGGGTTTGCTTGGGTCGATCCGCAAAAAGAAATTCAAGCCAGCGTCACTGCGCTTAATAACGGGATCGTCAGCTTGCAAGACGTTCACAGTCAATACGGGCGCGATACTGAAGAAATTTTTGAACAGATTAATCGCGAAAGCGAACTGGCAGACCGTTATGGCATCGATACAGCGTTTCAGCCATTCGGCACCAAGTTACCAGCACAGCCATCGATAGATGTGGGGCGTGAAGAAGATGCCGAAATATAAAGGTGTTGAGGTTAATTTACGGCCCACCGCTGGTATGGCGGCAGAGGCCAGAAAGTTTTTTAAGTGGCGCGAAGAAGGTAAACAAGGCGGCACAGCCGTTGCAGTTGCCCGTGCGCGTCAGTTAGTAAACCGGCAGGAATTATCGCCGGAAACAGTGCGCCGGATGCACAGCTTTTTTAGTCGGCACGAAGTTGACAAGCAAGCTGAAGGTTTTAGTGCCGGTGAAGATGGCTACCCGTCAAAAGGTCGCGTTGCTTGGGCGGCGTGGGGCGGTGACGCCGGACAAACGTGGGCAAGGGCAAAAGATGCCGCACTTGACCGCATCGATGAAGGTGAAAGGGGCATTGAAATGTCTGAAGATGACCACATTGAAAAATCAGACGAATTGGTGCAAGATGCAACTATGGATAGACATATACAAAACATCACAGAAACCGAAGAAACGGTGACAATCACGTTTGGCAAATCAGACGCGCCGGTCACTGAAACTACTGGTTACGATGAAGATGATGAAATGGAACGGTTTGACCGTGGTCAGTTGTCATTTCGTGCGGCTGACGGCGATATGGTTGAAGAAGATGATCGGCGGGTGCGGATGTCACTGTCATCCGAAGAACCAGTTGAACGGTCATTTGGTTATGAGGTTTTGCGGCACAACCGCGAAGCAGTAGATTTGTCACGGATGAACAGCGGCCACGCGCCATTGCTGTTAGATCACGATATGACAAAACAAATTGGCGTTGTCGAACGTACCTATCTTGATGAAGCTGACCGCAGACTACGGGCAGTTGTTCGCTTTGGAAAAGGCGCACTTGCAAGAGAGGTTTATGATGATGTCAAAGACGGTATCCGATCCAATGTGTCTATTGGCTATCAGATACGTCAGATGGAAGATAAGAGTGCAGACGGGACGGTCGGCATTTCTTCGTGGATTCCATATGAAGCAAGCATTGTGAGCGTGCCAGCCGATGCCGGTGTGGGCGTCAATCGCAGTGCTAATGTTGAACCAGTGATCAAGGAAAAGGAGACAGTTAAAATGTCAGAAGTTGATCAAAACGAAATCCGCGAAGCCGCCGCTGAAGCCGCCAAGCGTGATTTCCAAAAGAATGCCAGCGAGATCATCAATCTTGCTGTTAAGCACAACCGCCGCGATTTGGCTGATCAAGCCATTGGTGACGGCCTGTCTGTGGCGCAATTTCGCGCAGTATTGCTGGACGCCATTGGCGAAGGCAAGCCGCTTGAGCAGTCAGCCGGTGCGGTTGATATGTCACCAAAAGAAGAGCGTGCCTATTCGTTTATGAAAGCCGTTCGCGGTCTGGTAAATGGATCAGGTCTGAACGGTCTGGAGCGTGAGGTTTCTGAAGAAATCGCAAAGCGTTCTGGTCGTGAAGCACGCGGCTTTTATGCACCAGACACATTCTGGGGCGGCAAGCGTGATCTGACTGTTGGCACAGCCACAGCCGGTGGTCACTTGGTCGGCACAGACCATCTTGGTGATCAGTTTGTTGATGCACTGCGTTCACGCTTGGTGTTCAATGAGCTTGGCGCACGCTTTATGACTGGTCTGCGTGGCGATGTTGCTATTCCAAAGCTGGCAACTGGCGTATCTGCTGGTTTCGTTGCTGAGAATGGCGCAACATCTGAAGTGAACGCTGTGTTCTCACAGATCACAATGTCACCAAAGTCACTTGGCGCATTCACAGACGTTTCACGTCTGCTGATGATCCAGTCTGACCCATCAGTTGAGCAAATCGTTCGTGACGATCTGTTGAACGCGATTGCACAAAAAGTTGAAGATGTTGCCATCGAAGGCGGCGGCTCAAATGAGCCATCAGGCATCATCGACACTGCTGGCATCGGTTCAGTAGCTATCGGCACCAACGGTGGCGCGATTGCTTGGGACGACATCGTTAACTTGGTCAAAGAAGTTGAAGTTGACAACGCGGCGATCAACGGCAACACACTTGCCTATCTGACAAATCCGAAAGTGAAATCTTTGATGGCATCAACATCAAAGGTCGCTTCAACAGATAGCGTAATGTTGCTGGATGCACCTTGGAACAGCCTGTATGGATACAATTTGGCAATCACCAACAACGTGCCATCAGATCTGACCAAAGGCACATTGACCACAGCGTCAGCTATGATCTTCGGTGATTTCTCACAGTTGATGATGGGCTTCTTCTCAACACCTGACATCCTGATCGACCCATACACCGCTGGCAGTAGCGGCGCGGTTCGCATCAGAGTGATGCAGGAACTTGACATCGCCGTGCGCCATAGCCAGTCATTCGCGGCTTGCTTGGACATCGATGCCTAAATCACAAGCGGGGCGGCTTCGGTCGCCCCGTTTTACCCATAGGGGGCTTTGATGAAGATTAAGTGCAAAAGAAATATCGTGATAAAAGGCGTGGCGCACGTCGTCGGTGATATTGTTGAGGTGACAGACAACATCGGTCTGGATCTGGTCAACACTGGCCGTGTTGAGGTTTATGAGGACAAGATCGGCATCACTGATCGCGCTGTTGGTCTGACAAAGAAATCAGCCGCCAGCCTAGTCAAGCGGAATACAAAGAAAAATGCCAAATAGATATGTGAAAATAACGGTCATTAAAGACTGCCAAGCTGGTTCTGTAGGTATTATGCTTGCCGGAGAAGATCACGATGTGCGTGAAGATGAAGCGCAAAAACTGATTGATCGTGGTTATGCAAAGTTATGGTCTGAAAAGCCAGCTAAAGTGGCCAAAGTAGCCAAAGTGGCTGAAGTGGACGATGAATAATGGCGGTCGAAAGCGCAGATGATCGTGCCATATTTGTTGGCGTTGATGATTTTGGTGTTGCCGCAACATACAATGCGGCCACTGTAAATGGCATTTTTGACAATGAATTTGTTGAGGTGGATGCTGGTGGCGGCGTTGGGTTTGCATTGCAACAGCCACGCTTTGTTTGCCGCACCGCAGACGTTTCAGCCGCCGCTGAAGGCGATACAATCACGATCAATGCAACTGGTTACACAATCCGCATCGTACAGGATGACGGGACTGGTATGACCACACTGGTATTGGAAAAGCAATGAGCCACGTCAGACAACAAATACGCGATGATATCGTGACCACGCTGACGGGGCTGACTACAACGGGCAGTAACGTATTCCGAAGCCGGATATTTCCGCTGGAAGAAACAAACCTGCCAGCATTGTGCATATACACAAAGAGCGAAACAAGCGAATATGACACAATAGGCTTGCCACGTTCTGTGAACAGGATTTTAGACGTAGCTGTTGAAGCATACGTCAAAGGCGTGTCGAATTATGATAACACGCTAGACACGATTGCGGTTGAGGTTGAAGAAGCCATTGCCGCTGATATAACGCTTGGTAATTTGGCAAAAGACGCACAGATTACCGCGTTTGAAGCTGATTTTGCGGGCGATGGCGAACAGCCGGTGGCCGTGGGTCGGTTTACAGTGACGGTCGAATATCGCACCGTTGAAAATGACGTTGAAACTGCCGTTTAAGGAGATTAACCAATGGCGACTTTTAAGGGTAACGATGGTGTCGTGCTTATCGGCAGTGACACAATGGCCGAAGTGATCAGCTTTTCTGTTGATGAAACCGCAGACACCATTGAAGATACAGCAATGGGTGATACTGCTAAATCATACAAAGCATCATTCACCGATTTCAGCGGAACCGTTGAAACATATTTTGACGATACTGATACCGCGCAAAACAACTGCACAGCCGGTGATAGCATCACATTGAACTTGCAGATGGAAGGTAACACATCTGGCGATCACAAGCTGACTGGTTCA